CCGACCGGGAGGAGGATCCCCTTCGCGAGCTGACGCCACGGGGACGCGAGCTCGACACGATGCGCGGTCAAGCTGCCTCTCCGATCGAAAGCTGGAGCGGCTCAATGCTCGCGGCCAGGCCCTTCCCGGTCGCGCCGTCATCGTGCGCCCCTGCATGGCAGGCAGAGGATCCGCCGGGGATGAAGCCCTGCTCGTCGAGCACTGAGCCGCTCACGGAGCGCGAGGACATGGACCCTTCGGTCGACTCCTCGCGCTTCGTCAACGGCTGAGTTCCGACCAGGCGATACAGGTAGGCGCGCGCCCGCTCCTGCTGCGGGTCGTGCATCGTCTCGATCGAGCAGCCGTGCCGGAGCCGCAGATCACTGATCCGCGAATGCACCGTCATCCGCAACGCCTGCAGCTCGGACGATGAATGCCAGCCGCCATCGGCGAGCGCGTCATACAGGCGGGCGCAGTCCGTCCCGGCCCGCAACGACACCGGCCGGGAAAAGCACGGGAACGCTCCTGAGCGCCTCAGAGCCTCCGGGGCGAGCTGGTAGTAGAGTCGGCCGCCGTCTCCCGTCAGCGGCCCGGAGAACCGGCTGTCCGTCCGGAGCAGGTTCAGGACGTCCGCCGTCCGGGCACGGATCGCCCGGGCCGCCCCCAGCAGCGTGTCCTCACCATGCTCGGCCAGATGGGCGACAAGCTCGGCGGAGAGATCGCGGCCGGTCACGCGGCCTTGCCGTTCGTCGTCGTCTCCTCGAAGAACCACGAGACGGGCTGGCCGCTGATCTGCGACAGACGACGGAGCGTCTGACTCCTCGGCTCCGAGACCCCACGTTCCCACCGGGAGACGTTCACTTGATCGACGCCGAGCTCGTTCGCGAGCTCTCGCTGAGTCAGTCCGAGGATCTCGCGGCGGGCCTTCTTGACCTGAGTGCTAAGCGCCATACACCTAGACATTACTAGGTGCAATCGGCTAATGTCAAGCCTAGGTGACGACTAGGCGAGAATCCGTATCGACAAAGGTGACCCGACTAAGGCACCTTCTACTGGTGTCCCTAGGCCAGGAGCAACTAGGCGTGCAGATCAAGCGTGCCCGCAAAGAGGCCGGGATGAACCAACTCGACCTCGCCCGGGCTGTCGGCCTGGCCCACCCGCAGAGCATCAGCAACTACGAGCGAGGTATCGAGGAGCCGCCTCTTCACCGGTTGCGGAGGATCGCCACGGCGACGAACAAGCCGATCAGCTACTTCACGGACTCCCAGGAGGCATCAGAGCTTTTGGGACTGCGGGAGCGAGTCGAAGAACTGGAGCGGGAGTTCGCCGAGATGCGACGCGCTCGAGGCGACTAACCCGGTCGTGGAGCTCGAACACCTCGACGACTCGACGCTCGACCTCATCCCCGATCTCTCGGATCAGCTGTTCGCGGTCTCCCCAGTGGTGAAGCTGCTGGAAGACCTGATCGACGGTTGCCATTCTGCCGCACGCCTCCTTCTCCCTCGCCTCTTGGGAACAGTGTTGTCGCGTGGCCGCAGTACGCCCTACTGCCGAACCTAATACCAGCGAACGTCGCTGTCTATGCCCCATGACCCGCGTCTCGTGAAGATTCGCTCACAGTAGGAGGGTGGGCCGCCCCCGTTGTGGTCCCGGGCAAGGACTCGGGGGCGGCCCGTGTTGGCCGGTGGGAGTGGAGGCTGAGGCCGGCCAACTCTTTAGAGGAGGATGCGTAGGACGACCTGTTTCGGGCACCCCTTCGTCAGCAGCTCCCCGGCCCGCCGGTAGTCCACTTCGGATTCGCCCAGCTGGACGGCTTCCTGTTCGCTGAACCCGAGCTGCTCGAACCGGCGGATCCTGTGCCTGAGCACCTGGGCGTCCTCCGAGGTGAACGCGGACTCATCGGTGGTGTCGGTCACAGGAAGAACCAGAGGATGATCGCGGCGATCCCTGCCAGGGCGGCGGTCATGCAGGCGGCGAAGATGCCGAGCCTCCAGATGGATTGGAGGCGTTCGTTGATCGGCGTCTTCGGGTCGTCCTTCTCGAGGAGCCCAGCGGGGGCGAGCCACTTCGCCCGTGACGCTCGGACGGCGACACCGCCGAACGTCAGTGTGGGGCCGAGTGCGATCGCGAGGTCGGTCGCGTTGCTCTTCGCCGCCTCCGGGATCCAGGGGATGACGTTGACGATGAATCCGGCGGCGGCGACGGCGATCGTCCCCTTCTGCTCCGGCGGCAGATTCGGGGTGCGTGGCGCTGCCACCGGTTAGGTGATGTAGCAGACGAGGTAGCCGAGCGCGAAGCAGACGGCGCAGAGGATGACCGCGACAGCGCTCCCGTTCATGACGTGACCCTGTTCGCAGCGGCCTTGTCGAGCTCGGCCCGGACGATCATCGCGACGTCGGACGCGGTGAGCTGAGGTGTCGGCGGCGGCATGATCGCCGTCGTCGTCGCTGCCTGTACCGCGTCACCTTGGGATCGGGCGAGTAGGGTGACGAGGGCGCCCATGCCGAGTGTGATCGACGCGCCGACGAGGTAGGTGAGCGCGATGATGAGGACGACGATGATCGCGGCGAGCGCCCCGATGGTGGCGTTCGCGTTCGGTCTCATTCCGCCGGCACCTTGATCGCGACGCCGACGTTCACGCCGATCAGCATGCCGAGCAGGACGATGTCCAGGCTGCCTGTTCTCGTCCCGGGATCCCAGGAGCCTTCCACACCGATCCATGCTTTGTAGCGCCACACGAACGTTCTCACGACTACCCCTTCCCGTTGATTTCGAGCTTCCGGGCGATCCGTTCCAGGACAGCGAGGAACTGGTCGTCCCGTTCGGCGGCTCGGGATGCCCGTTCGGCGGCCCGCTGCTCGTGCTGCTCAAGTAGCTCGAACGCTGTTCGCTCGTGACGTTCGATCATCCCGGCAAGCTTGGTCAGGTCGGTTCGCGCTTCGAGCCGGTCCCGATCCTGCTTCAGGTCCGTGGTCTCCGCCCGTAACCGCGCGTTCTCGGCGAGCAGCTCGTCGCGTTCCTCTTTGACGTTGCGGCGGGTGCGGTCACGGAAGCCGAGGACAATCATGGTGACGGTGGCGACCGCGACCATCGCGAGCAGCGCTTCGTAGATGTCGACGGCGGCGAGAAGCATCTACAGGTCGGCCCCGCTGACGAGCGACGGATGGCGGAAGAACCCAACCCAGTCATCCCACCGATACGCAGCCGCTAGCTCATCTGGAGGGCTGCCGTAAGGCCCGACCTCGGAGCCGTGCGACCAAATGAAGATGTCGTCCAGGTCACGGGTCGGCTTGCCGTGGCGGAACATCTCGATCAGGCCGACGTGGCCGTGGTACATGACGGCGTCCCCCAACGCGGGCATGTGAACCTTGGGCCAGTGGGCGGCGATCAGCCAGGTGTTGACGTAGGGGCCGTCGGGGCCCGGGTCGAGGCCAGCGAGCCTGGGGAGCCAGTCGCCGACCGTGGACGAGCAGTCGCCGGTCCAGTGCGCCCCGTTGCGAACCTGGGCGAGGGTGACGTGGTCGCGCGTGTGCTGGGCGGGTCTCGCCTGGGAGTAGTGACCCTGGGCGGGCCGTTCGGCGATCTCGATCGCGATCTGGGCGAGCCGGCGGCGGGCCGCCATCAGCTTCTGATGCGGGGTCGCCGGTGGTTTCGGCGGGGTAGGTTTCGGCCGGTCGGTCGGTTCGGGTTCGAGCTGCTCCCCGTTCCGTTGGGCGACGAGGGCTTCGAGGCGTTTCCACGCCCACTCCGGGATCCGCTCCGGCGCCGTTTTCGGCCTTGGGCCTTTCCCCGGCCCCGTCTGCTTGTATTCGCCTTCGCCGAGCCGCCAGCGCGCCCACTTCCACCACCACTTCGGCAACGGCTTCGGCCACGGGGTCATGCCGTCACCCCCGTGGGATACCGTGGATGCGGTGGGTGTCCCGAGGTTTCAGATCGATGAGAGCGGCTGCTGGGTGTGGCAGGGGCCGATGAACGACAACGGCTACGGACGCGTATCCATCGATGGGCGCCTTGAGTACGCGCACCGTCTCTCGTACCGGTTCTTCGTCGGCCCGATCCTCGCTGGGCTGACGATCGACCACCTCTGTCGCAACAAGCGGTGCGTGAACCCGGAACACCTTGAGGCCGTGCTGCCGGAGGAGAACACCGCGCGCGGGAATGGACCGACTGCGCGCAACAAGAGGAAGACGCGCTGCGCGGAAGGGCATCTGCTTGATGCCAGGAACACCTACGTGTATCCGAATGGCACTCGAAAGTGCCGTAGGTGCGCCGCTCGTCTTGAGCGCGAGCGTAAGCAGCGCCTCGCGGCACGCTGACGCTCCCGTCTGGCGGGCTCATCGTTTGCCTCCTCTCGTCCGGGGTTACCGGGTCAGGTCGGGTGCGGTCATGGGTTGCCGCACCAGTGGGAGAGCATCCAGGCGGTGTTCGCGAGCACCGGCAGCGTGGTCCCTGAGTTCTGTCGTCCCTGGAGGTCGTGGTAGTCGGAGGTCGTCAATAGGGCGGTGTGCGTGATCTGTAGGCCGGTGTTTGCGACCGAGGCGATCGCAGACGTGTATGCGCGGATATCTGAGCCGACCGACGGGTTCAGCTGGATCAGGCGGCCGCCCGCAGCGGACGCGAGCGAGAACACGCAGCCGGCGCAGATGAGGTAGGTGCCTGCCGTGTTGATGTCGTGCCGATAGGTCGCGGAGGCGGTCGAGTGGATCCCGTCTGTGTCCCACTGCTCGGTTTGCATGTTCAGCGAGGTTTCGCTGCTGCCGCTCGACGTGAGGTTCTGGTCGGCGTTGCTGCGGGTGAGACATGACGGTGGGCTGTACAGGAACGAGAGGTTGTCTTTGAGCTGCTGGTCGAAGTCGTCTACGACGTAGACGACCCCGTCGGCCCAGGTGATCGGCGGTGTCCAGGCGATCGGTCAGCCCTCCAGCCTCATGCGTGCAACCATTGGACGCCGTACTGCGGGCCGGCCGCCAGGGTTGCCGGCCCGCCGGCGTGATGGTTCAGCTGGCACGTGACGTCGTACCCGGATTCGAGGTACTCCATGCCGCCGACGCTCAACGCGACCGGGCCGCTGCCGCCGAGCATCAGGTACGCCCGCCAGACAAAATCGACGCGCAACCAGACGTCCGTGCTGTCTGCAAGCGAGGTCGAGATCTCGACGGTGCTGGAGAGCCACCACATCCCTGTTCGTGAGAGGGTGATCTCGTCGTCGGAGCCGGCCCCGCTGGGCGGGTGCATCCCGTCCGGGTCGTTGACTTCGGTGTCGAAATCGACGTGGATCTCGCCGCCGGAACCGGCACTCTGAGTTGTCGAGTGGGTCAACTGGCAGGCCGGGGCGTCGTACAAATGGTTGAGGTTGTCCCGGATGTGCGTGTTCAGGAACGCCGCGTCGACCAGTGTTCCGACCGGCCAGTTCGTCGGATCGGTCCACGCCATCTCAGTTGCCGATCCAGGTCAGGTGGAAGTACGGGATCCGGCCGTCCCTGAGCAGATTCTGCTCGCCAGCCCCCTCCGACGAGTACACCTCGCTGAACCACTGGTAGCCGGCAAGGCTGGTCGAGCTGCCGACCACCGAGACTACTGAGGAGCGAAACGTATCGCCGGCAGCGTCGCTCATGTAGCCGACGATCTCGCGGGCGGCCGCGGGGCTTGACCGGACGGTAACCGCGAGCACATGGCTGTAACCCGTGTACGGAGGGGGGAAGTACGGGCTCGGCACCGGAGGGTGATCGAAGCTGATCACCGCGGACGCGAGGTAGTGGCCGACGGTCTGCGCTTCGATGATCCCGGTCGCCGGCTCGTTGTCGTTGATCCCGGAGAGAAGCCGCATGCTGTCATTGTCCGCAACCGTGTTGGGGAAGTCGATGATCCGCCACGTTGGGTTGCCAGCCACATCCTTCGCGTTACTGGAGGAGCCGAGCCCGGAGACCCGGCAGTGCGGCGGCTTATACAACACCCGCAGGTTGTCCCGGATGAGGTTGAGCAAGCTCGCTGTCACCTTCTCCCCGTCCGCCCAGTCATGCGGAGTCGTCCACACGGTTAGGCCTCCGACAGTGCGGGCACAGCGCACCCATGCTGAATGTTCTCCGCACACAGCATGTGCAGGCTCTCACCGGGCACCCAGTTCCGGGTCTGAGGGTCGGGGCGGCAGGCGAGGATCGACCAGATCCGCTGCGCCTGCTCCCGGGACGGCCACAGCACCTCGAACGGACGCTTGCCCGCAGCCGAGTTCGAGCAGCGACGGCAACGGAACAGCTCGACCCGGCCGCCCGAACTGGTGTGCCCCGGCTCGTGCAGGTTGCAGGTCGGGCAGCGGACAACCCAGCGGCCCCCGACCACGAGAGCGAGCGCCCGGCCGCGCGCCGTCCCCGACTCACGGAAGATCGGCGGCTCACCCGGCAGGACAATCGTCGGCTTCCTCGTCGGCAACCCCCGGGGCATACGAAGCTCCGCGACCTCCTCCGCGGTCACGTCATCAGGAAGCAACGGCATCAGACGCCTATGTACGTGTCGGTGCCCAACGCCGAGGTGCCGAGCACCCACTCGTCGAACGGAGCCTGGACCGGGCTCAGGTCAAGACTGACCGTCACATCCCTGCCGATCTTGAGCCGGAACCCTTCGACGTAACAGTCGATCTCGATCGGTGTCCCCGCGAACTGGGCGCGACGGACCGTCACCCGTTTCGAGAGATCCCCCAGCAGCGGCAGAATCGTCTCCCACTCAGCCCCGGCCGGCATCACCGTGATCGACGGCAGCCGAACCAGCGGCGACTTGCGCCGCAACAGCTCGAGCGATGCGGCTGCGAACGCTTCACCCGGCCGTTGCAACGGCCCGCCCATCCCAAGGTTGCGTCGCCGATACCTGGTGACGGACGGGGTGTCTTCGCAGTGCTCGACGTTGCCGTCGTCGAGCTTGTAGGTAACGTCGTTGTACAGGTTCCCGGTGTCGAAGACGATCGGCGTGTTTTCGTATTGGATGCCGGTCGGGTCTTCCGCATCCGTGAACGACGCCTGCGAGATGGTCTCGTCATCGACGCGGTGCCGGCGGTCCTGGAAGACGGCGTAACCGTCACCGCCGATGAAGAACCGTCCGCCTTCCGCGTCCGCGATCTTCTGCAGGTAGCTTTTCGCGTCGCCGAGGTCGAGCCGCATCGTCCCGTCCGGCAGCTCCTCCGGCGTCTCGGCCCGGACCGTGTGAATCCCAGCATCGATCCGGCGTTCCCCGGCCGGCCAGCCGATCGCGTCAAGGATACGGCCGATCCGGGCACCGCTCAGCTCGGCCGGGTATGCCGTGGACGATGTGACCGGGAAGAGGTTGAGGCTGGCGAGCCCGTCTGAGCAGGCGAGACTGAGGAACGTCACCGTCCCGTTGTCACGGAAGTCCGGGTCGGGGCTATCGATGAACCCCTGGTACAGCTTGTATTCGACCGAGTCCCATTCGAGGATGATCTGGACGCGGCGGAGCAGATCGACGTTCGGGTAGTAGATACCGTCCTCGTTCAGCGGGTCGAGGTCACGGTCTTGGTTCTCGAGCACGACGATCGCGGCACCGGCGTCGTCGCGGGCGAGCTCGTTCTGCCTGCCCCGGTGGATCTCACAGGTCTCGATTCGTGGAACGTTCATGTACTGCGCGATCTCGACCCAGTTGACCTGATGCGTGTACGCGGTTGATGCTCCGCCCGGGCCGGCCACGAGACGGACGGTCAGGGCGGTGATCGCGATCGGATCGTCAACGTCGGTGATGGTCTGCCAGGCGACACCGTCCAGGGACGCGTCGAAGTAGGTGTGGCCGTTTCGGAACCGGATCCGCAGGTACTCCCATAGTTCGGTCGTAATGACCGTCGCGAGGCTCGTCGTGACGCCGGCGACTCTCTGAACCGCAATGAGCCGTCGGCTGCCGCCGCTCACGTCGGCGATAACGCGGAGCAGGTTGTTCCCGTCGCTTTGAACATGGAGGTAGCACGCCTGCGTGTCGCCGGCCATGGTCGCGAGCGTCGGCGCGTGCATCACTACCTGCCCGCCGGTCAGGTCATACTTCACGTTCGATTGGATGTAGGACTGGCCGGCGTCGCCGTCGTTCGTGAACCGCAAACTGCCACCGGAGACCGTGACCGGGGTGTCGGCATCCTGCGTGAGCGTCCACATTGACGTGTCGACCGTGCTCCCGTCGAACTCGTCGACGACCCGGTCCCAGTTGCCGGTGATGTCGTGCCAGATAGTGACCGTGTCACCAGGGTCGTCGTCGAAGGCGGCGCGCACATGCAAGATCGGCCGGGTCTGTCCGAGCGGCTGCGGGCTCATCGGATGGCGTAGCTCCCGTTGCGTTTCTCGTACTCGGTCAGGGCGTCTACCACAGCAGCCTGCAACTCCCGCTTGTCACCGACGTAATGCGGGAAGTTGAACGTGAGCCCACCGCCACCCCGGCCGCGTGCTGCGGCCAGCTCGTCGGGGGTGATGATCATCTCGCCGCGACGGGCGAGGATCGGGATCACATCACGAACACTTGGGCGGTGCCCGTCGACGCCGACGATCCCACCGGCGTCGTAACCCTGCGGATGCCACGGCGTGAACCCCGCCGCCGACCGGCTCGTGCGGCCAGCTCCGTTCGGCTCGGGGCGCTGCCCGCCGGATTCGTACTGCTGGCCGCCGATCGAGATGAACGTGTGCGACGTGTGCGGATTCCCGGTCTGCTTCGTGTACCCGGTGATCAACTGGCCGCCGCCGCCGACCAGCCCGTTCAGACCGGGCAGCAAACCGGCCGTCGACGTCGGCCCGGAGAGCAGCCCAAGACCGAAGTGGAGGATCGCGCTCACGAACCCGGAGCAGTCGAACGGCCCGTCGAAGTCCCATCCGCCGTGTCCGCCACCGAAGACGTAGTCCTGGCCCATCCCGGAGATCTGGTTCGCGTACGCGAGCGCCCGGGCTACCCGTGCCGCCTTCGTGTTCACGAGCGGCACGATCCGTGGGGGAGGCCCCTGGAGGCCGCCGGACGGGACGTGCGCCTTCCACGGCCAATGCTCCCAGGTCTGAACGTCCGGCCGGTCGACGGTGAGCAGAGTCGCGGCGATCTCGTGCTCGCCGACCCACCGTTTGAGGAACTCGGGTGGCCCTTGCCGCACCCGTTTCGAGTACTCGCGCATGAACGGGTCGGCCTGCGCCGCCTGCCACCACTGCTCCCACCACGGGAACGAGAGCGGATGCCCCTTCGCCTCCGCCCCGGCCGGCCCGACGTGCGGGTAACCGGTCGTCGTCGGCGGGACCGCGGCGAGCTGCTCCCGGTGCTTCGTCGACGGGTAGAAGATGTCGAAGAGCTTCTCGGCGATCGGCGACCAGAAGTGGCCGCCGGCGTTCCAGAAGGTGCCGAACATGATCCCTTCGCCGACACCGTCCGGGTCGAGGCCGGTCGGGACGCCGGCGACGCCAAGCTCTGTCTGAGTCATCGGGTCGACGGCGCCGCCGTCCTGGAAGCCGGGGACGCCGGCGCGGGCGAACGCGCCTGGGCCGCCAAGCCGGCTGATCTGCGCGGGGGTGACGACCGCTTCGTTGCGGGCGAGCAGGGCGAGGACGTCGTCGCCCTGTCCGGAGCCGGCAGTGATTCGGCCGCCCCTGGCGAACCCTGGGATCCGCAGGCCGAGATAGTCGATCTGTGGGCCGCTGCCGCCGAGCGCCCGCAGGTCCATCCACGCCGCCGCCTCCGACTTGACGGCGGCGCCGACCCGTTGGATCGCGCCGACCGCCCTCGCCTGCAGCTCGCCGCTGGTGTTCTCGATCCCGACGGCGATCCCCTGCATGATCGGAGCGCCGACCTCGTCCGCCATCACCTTCGACGGGGAGCCGATCCCGAAGATCCCGAGGATGCTGTCTTTCAGACTGCCGAGCTTGCCGCCGATCCAGCTCGTGAACGAATCCCAGGCGCCGGTGATGCCGCTCTTGATCCCGTCGACGATCGCCGAGCCGATACCCGCGAACCAGCCGCCGACCCTTCCGGCCAGGCCGGTCGCGAAACCGACGAGCGCGGAGAAGACCTCGCCGAGCTTGCGGGCGAGATCCCCGATCCCCTGCTTGATCCCGTCCCAGATCCCCTGGCCGATCTCCTTCGCCTTCGTCACGAACCCGGAGGCGAGACCGGCGAGCCGGTCGCCCATCCCGCGGACGAACTCGACGACCGCGTCAATCCCCCGCCGGACGAGCTCCTTGATCGCATCCCACGCCGAGGAGAGCAGCGACTTGATCCCGTCCCATGCGGCCCCGGCGACGGTCTTGATCACGCCCCACGCGGCGGAGAGCACGGTCTTCAGGTTCTCGAGCGCGCCACGCACGATCCCCTTGATGCCATCCCAGACGCCGGAAAGAATCTGCTTGATCCCGTCCCAGGCGGCCGACCAGTCGCCGCGGATCAACGCCATCACGGTCTTGATGATCCCGCCGACTACCTCGATGGCCGCCTGCACGACGGTCTTGATCGTGTTCCAGGCGTTCTCGACGACCGTCTTCACGTACGGCCAGGTGGCATCGAAGATCGCGCGGATTGCACCCATCGCGGACTCGAGCGTCCCCTTCATCTCGTCGGTGCTGCCCTTGATGCTCTCCCAGACGCCGAGCGCCGTCTCCTTCACGAACTCGAAGACCGGGGCGAACGTGTCACGGAGGAAATCGACAACCTTGCCGACGATCTCCCGGAACGTCTCCGACTTCTGGTAGGCGACCACGAACCCGGCAACCAATGCTGCGACCGCGGCAACCACGAGGCCGGCCGGGGAGACGAGCGCACCGATCGCCGGGCCGAGCGCCGAGAACCCCATCATCGCCGGACCGACCGCGGCCAGGCCGCCGCCGATCATCGCGATCAGCTCACCGTACGGGCCGACCGCACCGACAACCCGGTTCTTCAGCATCGACAGCTTGTCGCCCAAGTCAAACGTGTCCTCGGCAGCCTTGTTGATCGTGTCGTGCGAGTTCGAGAGCGTGTCGAGGAGCCCGTCGATCTCGAACCGACCCTCGAGGATCGCGGCGGCCATGTCCGGGCCTGCCCGGGCACCGAACGTCTCCATCGCCAAAGCGGTCGCCTCCGCACCGGGCCCGAGCTTCTGGATCCGGTCGATGACGTCGGTCAGCCCCTCCTTCATCGGCACCCCGGCCTTCGCGAACTTCCCCATCGCGATCCGCAGCGACCCCATCACGAGCTCGGTGTTCACACCGTTCTTCTCGAACGACCCGAGCAGCGCGGCCGCCTCGTCGATCGAGAACCCGAACTGGCGCATCGGCGCGCCGAAGCGGACCATCAGGCTCCCGAGCGACTCGACGCTCGACCCGGTCACCTGGGACGCGCGGAACAGCCCATCCAGCGCCTCCGACTGATCCTTCGTCTTCACCGACCAGTCGCCGAAGACACGGGTGACAGTCTCGACGCTCGCGTCGATGCCGAGGTGCTGCAGATTCGAGAACTGCCGGGTGAGCGTCTCGAGCGGCTGCCCGGTCGCTCCGAGCCGCTGGTTCAGCTGGGCGACGGTGTCGCCGATCTGGGAGAGCGGCTGGTTCGAGGTGGCGCCGACCCGTTTGACGACGTCGCCGAGCGCCTCGAGGTCCTTCCCAGTCTTCCCGGTGTTCGCGCGGATCCCGTCGATCGCCGTGTCCCACTGATCGAACGCTTGCTTGCCGAGGATCGCGATCCCGGCGGCGACCGGGGTCAAGGTGGCGGTCAGGCCGGCGCCGAGCGCACCGACCTTCTGCGTCATCGACGACCTGAACGTCTCGAGCTGCCGATCAGCCTTCGTCGTGTCAGCTTCGAGCTCGAGAACGGCCACGCCGAGCGACTCGGCCATCAGTCAGCCTTCCTCTTCGGTGTGAGCTTCACGGGCAGCCCGAGCCGGCGGAGATCGTCGATCGTCTGCACCCTCGTCCCCTTCTCGCCGCCCTTCGCGGCCCGCTCGAGGTCACGCATGAACCGGTCCGCGTCCGCCTTCTTCACCGAACCGGTCCCGACAGCGATCGTGCTCACCGCCGCCCGGCGTTCCTCCGCCTCCAGCCGTGGCAGCATCGTCGTGTAGGCGTGCAGGATCCCGGACGGGAGGTTCAGCCATCGTTCGGGGTCGCCTCCGTAGAACCGTTGGAGTCGGGCGATGAGCTCCCCGGCAGCAATTCCGCGGCCGCCGCGATCTGCGCGAGCTGCTTCGCCTTCACGAACGCGAAAAAACGGCTGATCACGTCGACCTTCGCCATCTCCGAGATCCGCTGGAGCATCTCGGGGCTGACACCTACGATCAGCTTCCCGGCGAGCTCGTCGACGATGGCGCCGACACGCTTGCTCTGCGCCTGCGACGGCCTGGCGTTCGCGAGGATCGTGTCCATTTCCTCGGCGAGGCGGGCCATCCGTTGGTACTCGAGCAGCCCGAAGTCTTCGCGGACGGCGAGCTCGCCGATCATCTCACCGTCGAATGTGATCTTGGTTCGGGGTGGCGCTATCGCGCCGAGGTCGAGAACGTCCTCTGCCATGACTGTGGGTCCTCCTCGGATCCTGTGTCGATGATCAGGTCAATCCCGAGCTCATGGCTGGCCTGTTGGACGAGCTCGGTTGCCTGCCGGAGCCGGCGGGCTTGCTCGCGCTGTCGTTCCTCGATCCGTTTGCTCGACCGTGCGGCCTGGTCGAGCAGCGCGGCGGCCTGTGCGAGTGCTGTGGCCGCGCGGAGACTCACGGCTAGGACGCCTCTGTGGTCTGGATCTCGACCTCGATGACGTCCGCATCCTGGTACTTGACCGCGTGGATCACCACGGCCAGCCGGGCGGGCTCGCCCTTGTTGAAGTTGACGGAGCCCGACGCGGACACGAACGCCCGGGTGAACCGGTAGTCCATGTTGAGCTCGTTGTCGACCGTCGACTGGCCGCGAAGAAGGACGCTGAACGCGTTGACCTGGTCGCCGCGGAAGAGCGAGAACAGCGACGAGCCAGGTACGCCCGGGCCTGCCGCGGTATCGGTGACGGTCGCGTTGTTCATGGCGAGCGCGTACATGTCGGGGCTGAGGTCGACGAGATTGAGAGTCGCCTCGAATGTCTCCCCGGTGCGGAACCGCTTGACGCTCATCGTGGAGCCGGCCGGGGTGAAGTCGGAGACTTCCTCGTCGTGGGTGATGTCGACGCCGGCGTCGTCGTAGTTGCGGGCGCCGTTGGTTCCGAGCTTCGTCCACCCGACGGGGAACGAGACCTCGGAGTCGTCGATCTCAGGGAAGCTGGTGCCGACCTCGGCGAGGTAGATCGTCAGAGGTGCGGCCATGATTTCGTGCGGAGCGGGCACGGGTCATCACTCCTTTCCGTGCTCGAGCGTGTCCCCGACCGACGTGTCGTTCTCGTCGGCGGGCTCATCTGCCGGCCTGTCGTCGGCCGTCTCCGGGTCCGTCGCCTCGCGCTCCGCCCGTCTCCTGCCGCCCCGCCGCTCGTACGCGGGGGCGTCTTCGATCGCGACGAACCTCAGCCGCCGGTCGGCGAGCAGCCTCGTGGCTGTCGCGTCGTCGACGGTGAACTCGTCGCCTCGCTCGTGTGTCTCGCCGGCCACGTTCACGCGGTGGCCGGGCCCTTCGTATCTGAGTCGTGCCATCTCTCCTCCCTATGCGGCCTGCACGTCGCTCGCGAGCAGCTGCCATGACGAGTAGGTGACCGGCCAGTCCGTGTCCGGCTCGACGCCGCTGGTGCCGCGCGCGGCCTCGTTCGCCCAATGCAGGAGCACCCCGTCAGAGACGACGCGTTGGAGATGCTTGAGCGCGCCCGCGGCCGCCAGGTAGACCGCCCAGGATTCCGGCCTGGTCTGCCCGTAGCAGTCGACGTCGACGCGACGGTCGCCGTAGTCCTGGGAGCGGCCGAGGAAACCTCCGCCGGCCGGGTTCACGGTGACAAGCGGCCGCGGCATGTTCGCGTTCTCGAACTGCGGGACCGGGCCGCCGTAGACGCGGCCGTTGACGAGCGCCGCCAGGTCGCCGTCGAGGCGGAGCCAGGTGACGAGCGCGTCGATCGAATCGACGATCGCCGTCACCGCAGCCGCTCCTTGATCCGGCGGGCGAGCGTCGGGAACAGGACGTCGGCGGCGGGCCGCAGGAACGGACGCTGCCGTTCGAGGAACAGCCCGTAGAAGCCACGCCGCTGAGTCGAGCCGAACTTCCCGCGCACCTTCCCACCGTCGATGACAGCGGGCTCACTGACGATCTCCTCGGCGAGCCGCCCGGTCCTATGGGGCGCGGCGCTGGCCGCCTGCTGCACATCCTCGCCCATGATCTCGTCGATCGCCTCGCGCGCGGCTTCGAGCAGTCGGTCGACGATCTGCTGGCCTCGCCAGTCGACGATCCGGCCGGCCATCAGCGGATCCTCCGGACGAGCAGCTCGACGTTCGACGAGCGGCGGATGACGCCTTCGATGCCCATCGGGCCGTCCATGAGCTCGTCTCCGTGCTCGTCGAGGACGGCCGTGACCCGGTCGGCCTCGGTGACGTCGACGCCGGGGGCGAGCAGGATCCTGCGGTCGACGAGCACCGCCGTCCGGTCGATGTCAATCGGTTCACGGGCCGCGTCCGTCCAGGCCCTGCAGGGGACGTCCTCAAGGTGCGTCTGCCAGTCCGGAGCTTCCGGCTGCCCCCATGGTCCGAGGCTCGCGGCGTTCGCGTCCCGCTCGATCGTGCAGCGGTGGCGGAGCCCGACACGGGTCGCGACGAGGCTCACCTGAGCTTCACCGTCCCGTTGCGGCCGGTGAGCAGACGGCGGAGCGCCTGCTTCTCCATGTCGGTGAGCAGGAGGCCCCGTTCGGCGTAGCCGACCTGCTCGGGCCCGTACCCCTCGCGTTCGACGCTGCCGGGGTTAACCCAGATCCGGACGACCATTTCGAGGCAGACGCCTCGGACGATCGGTGGCACGGTGTCGTAGCCGTGCGTGTAGGTGACGACGAGCTCCTGCCACGGGTAGCCGAACCCGCCGACGTAGCCGGGCGGCCTGACTGTGCGGAGCGCGACGAGCGTGTCTGCGTCCCGGTACCAGTCCTGATCCTCGACGAGCGCCGCCGTGTCGAGGACGACGGAGGCGACCGAGACCACGGGCCGGCCTGGGAGTGTGATGCGGTCGTCATTGGTGCCGCGGCGCTCGAGCACGTCGCCGGTGACGAGCTCGAACTGCTGGCCGGTCTCGTCGACGATCAGCCCGGATGCGAGCTCGAGCAGCGTGTCCGCCCTTCCCTCCTCGACGCTGTTGAACTCGACGCCGAGCCGGGCCTCGAGCTCTTCCGCTGTCGCGAACTGCGGCATCTACTCGTCGTCCTTCGGCCGCGTGCGGCGTGACCGCTTCCTCTCGGCGGGCGGCTCGTCAAGGCGCTCCCACACGTCGGAGAGCCGGTCGAGACGCACGCTCGGCTTCTCGAACCTGACGACCTGACCGGTCCGCTTATTGCGGTAACGGATCATGCTGTCCTCCCTCTCCGGTCGAACCAGTCGGCGTAGTCGGCGTACCCGTCGAACGGGGAGGCCTCTGCGAACTGCTCCCAGCCCTCCTCTTCGAGCGGCGTGAGCCGCTCGCCGGTCGCTCGGTACAGCGGCCTGGAGGGGTTGCCGACCCAGACCTCGCCGGCCGGGACGTCCTTCGTGACGACGGCGCCGGCGCCGATTCGTGCGCCTCGGCCGATCGTCTTCCTGGGCAGGATCATCGCGCCGATCCCGACACGGACGTAGTCCTCGAGCACCGCGAACCCGCCGATGACGGCCTTCGGCGCGATCTCGCAGCCGGCACCGATCAGGGCGTCGTGACCGACGTGGCAGCCGGCCATCAGGAACGACCGATCGCCGATCACGGTCGCGCGCTCCCGACCGGCGTCGACGGTGACGTACGCGGAGATCCGCACGTGCAGGCCCACCATGGGCGGGACCATCTCGCAGCCCGACGTCCAGTCCCGCTGCTCGGGCGGGCTTCCGATCACCGCGGTCTCATGGATACGACTGCCGATGCTCATGCGCTCACCGGCTCCCGGGCGATCCGCTCGTGCGTCTCCCGCACCCGCTCGCACAGCCCGGCCGGGTAGAGGTCGGCGAGACGCCGCCATGGATCCGTGTATTCGGGGCCGACGCCGACGAGCTGCACCGTCTGCCCGTACGGGGTGATGTTCCACCTCGTCTTGAAGTCGACGCGGGCGAGCTCATGCGGGTCGTGGAACAGCCAGCGGGGACGGCCTGGCCCGGTGACGCCGCGGACGAGGCTGCCGTCGAGACCTCGGCGCTTCTCCGGCTTGATCGGCTCGAACTTCCGTGTTTCGAGCAGGAACCGCGGCAGAATCCATGGGATGACCCCGTACCGGTGCCGGATCACCGTGCCGCGCATCCGGCCGTGCTCGAGATCGACGACGGCGAGCTTCCGGCCGGCGATGATCGTCGCCGGACCGGGCAGCTTCTCGAACACGGACGCGTGCAGCCAGTCGTCGGAGCCGAGCGCGACGACGAAGTCCGCGTCGCCCTCGACGCACGCGTATCGGAACCCGGCGTTCGTCTTCCGGCCGAGGTAGGCGTTACCCATCTCGACTGTCTGGAAGCCGTGCTCGCGGGCGAGCTCGAGGTTCTCGTCGTCGGCGACGATCACCGCGTGCGCCGTGATCCCCATCTCGTCGAGACGGCGGATCAGGTCGGCCCGCTGGGCGAACACGAGCTCGGAGACGGCGAGCCGGCCGTGCGCCGGGCTGGAGAGCCAGACGATGGGCCGGCGGGTGAAGCTGGGCGCCGCCACGGTGCCGACGGCGCCCTGTTCTGTCATCTCGACCCGCTCCCAGCAGGCCAGGCGTTCGAGCCGCGGCCACGGGGCAGCGCGTTCGACGATCTGGCCGGTCTGTCGGTTGCGGTAGTAGACCACGGGTCGGCCTAGGTGCCGTCGTCGCCCTTGATCAGCACGGCGCGGTTCGCGTCGAGCGTCTTGACGCCGATCAGCACGTCGAGGGAGACGATGTCTTCCTTCTGGTCGATGTCGTAGTCCATGACGACACGGATCCCGAAGGACTCGTCGCCGAAGACGGCGGCGTTCGCCGCGCCGGACGGGAGCGCGAGCGTGCGGGCGACGAGCGCGAACGCGGTCCGGTGGAAGAGCACTCCGACCTCGGTCGTGGACTCGCCAACGTCGATCGTCGCGCCGGGCCCGGTGATGTTCTGCGTCGCGTAGATGTCGGCGCCGAACTTCCGGCCGAGCGACGCCTCGCGGAGACCGTCGGTGTCCCCGCGCTGGTCGGCCTGGTGGAAGAGCGGGTCGCCGAGCCACGCAGCCTCGATCTCGGGACCGACGACCGCATACCGAGTCGAGAGCGGTACGTTCGCCTGGTTGAGGATCTTTCGGGCCTCGATCAGCACCTCGGGATCCGTCAGCGCGTACGTGTCACCGGTGCCGCCTGTCTCCTGCGTGACGTCGTCGCGCAGGGTGAGGATCTTCCGGTCGATCGCCTGCTGGATCGCCTCCGTCGCCGGCGCGACGAGCTGCTCGTTGAAGTCCGAGAGCTCGAGGGTGCGTTGCTCTGCGGTGACCTTGAACGACACGTCGAGGAGCGTGTCGAGCACGACCGGGATCCCGGACTCCGTCGCGTCCTGCACGACGATGCCGGTGGTGCGGTCGTACTCGTCCGCCTCGAAGACGGCAGGCTTGCGGATCGTGATCGTGTCACCGACGGCGCCGGCGAAGTCCGCCGAGTAGTCGCGGTGGACGAGGCCGGCCATGACCCGGTTCTCGTAGAGGTTGGCGTACGCCAGACGCGCGATCACATCCGGCGTGATGAAGGTGTTCGCCATCGTTCTCTCCTCGGGTTAGCGGAGTTTCCCGACGGTCTCCCGGACCTTCCGGGGGTCGTCGAGCTTCTCGAAATCGGTCGGCTCAGCGCGCCCTCTGGCGCCCTGATCGGCCGAGCCGCCAGTTCCCTGGCGTCCGCCTCCCTGCGAAGCGACGAGATAGGGCCGCTTCTCGAGGAGTGAATCCATCGCTTTCGCGATGTCCTTCGGGTTGCCGTCCGCGTCGAGCTCGAGCAGGTCGCTGTCGATCCCGGTCAGGTGCGCGAGCGCTCCTTCCGGGTCGGCGACCTTCTGTTCGCGATCGCCGCGGGCGGCCTCGGCGATGATAGCCGAGCGGATGGTCGACTCCCGCACGCTCTGCCGAGCCTTTTCGGCTTCAGCCTCGGCCTTCTCGCGTGCGGCGCGCTCCCGCTCGAGCTCGGACTTCTGCTCGTCTTGGAGCTGGTCGTACTGCTCGGCCTTCTTTTTCAGGTCGTCGTAGTCCTCGTACTTCGCGCGCTCGCGGGCGAGCCGTTCCTTCACGATCCGGTCGACATGCTCCTGGGTGAACGTCTGCGCCTGGCCGCTGCCGCCGCCGCCCTTGTCGTCAGGCTTCTGCTCGCCGCCGTCGCCACCGCCACTGCCGCCCTCGCCGTTGCCGTCCGCGTTCGCCTCGAGGTCGATGATCCTGAGCACGTCTCCTCCTCTATTCGAGTTCCCGGCAGCCCGATGGCTGCCGTCTAGACTCCCGCCGTTCGTCGCGAGATCCGCGCGGGCCGCCGCGTCTGCGCCGCAGCCCACACCCGGTCGAACATGGCTTCCTTCGTGATCCGCGCCCTCGCCGCCACCACCGACACGGCAGGAACCACCGCGGTCAGAAGCACCGGCGCCGGCTCGATCGTCAGATCGCCGGCGACAGCCACCTGCGGGGCAGGGATGACGAGGACCGAGACGACGGGGCCCGCCGTCGTCTGATACGCAAGCTCGACCGTCGGGGCCGCGGCGACGCCGACGGCCGCGACCGGCTCGGGCTGAACGATCAGCGTCAGCTCGACCGCCGGCTGCGGAACCGTCAGCGCGGCGACCGCGGCATCCGGCGCGACCGTCCGATCGACAGTCACCGTCGGCGACGGCACCGTGACCGTGGCGCCGACCGCGACTGGCGTAACGGTGATCGCACCACCCGCGACCGTGACGCTCGGCGCCGGCACGACGAGCTCGGTCTCGCCGGGCTCCGGCGAGACGCTCAGTGTGCGCGCGATCGCCGGGTCACTGACAGCGGTCTGCGCGACTGCGGCCACCGGGGCGACCTCGAGCGTCCGGGCGGCCTGCGGAGCCGCGACGACGACGCTGGCGGTGACCGGATCCGGTTGCGGGGCGAGCGTGCGTGCGACGGTCGGCGCTGGGATGCCGGCTGTTGCTACGACACCGTCCGGCGCGACGTCGAGAACCCGAGCGACTGCTGGGGCCGGGACGGCCGTCGAGGCCGCCACCGCATCGGCAGCCGCGGCGAGCGTCCGACTGACCTGCGGGGCAGGAACGGTCAGGGTCGCGATGCCGGCGACCGGCCGGGCGGTGAGCGTCCGGCCCAGGGTCGGCGAAGGGACAGCGGCCGGCGAAGCGACCGCGTCCGGGCTCACCTGGCGCACGCCGGGGGCAACCGCAGGCGCGGCCACTGCCGCCGCCACAGCTGCCGCGGCGGGGCTGACCGTAAGCGCTGCCGAGACCGTCGGCTCGGCGGCGACTGCGGTGATGACCGTTGGATCCGGCCCGGCCGTGAGCGCGCCGAGCATCACTGTCGGCATCGGGACGGTCAGGGCCAGCTCGGCCGCTACCGAGAGCAGCTCGAGCGTGATCTGGACGGCGGGCTGCGGGATGGCCGCCGGAATCGCCGGGGCGGTCGCCGGGAGGCTGAGAACCCGGCCGACGGTCGGGGACGGAACGGCCGTAGGCGCGGTGGCCGGCGTCGGATTCACGGTCAGCGCTTCGACCGCGGACGGAATCAGCGCGAGCGTCACCGACGCCCAGAACTCCGCGCCCGGCAATGTGCCGACGACCGCTGCGGAGACGGTGTCCGCGGCCGCGACCGTCTGGTAGATCAGATCGGCGCGAGCGTCGGAGCCACCGGTGTCCGAGAAACCGCCCGCGGCCGTCCAGCCGGCCGGTGGCATCCCGGACGAGTAGTCCGGGTCGTCGTCGACACCAACGATCGCGACGGCCATCCGGTTCGTCCCGGTCGTCGTGATCTCCGCCGTGTCCGGCGTCGTCTCCGCCGAACTCAGCTCGTCGGCCCGGGTCGCGTCCTCGAACGGGACGCCCGTGTCGACGCAACCGGAGAACGCCCAGCCGACAAGCAACGGCTGACCGCCACCGCCGCCACGGTCACCCGTGAACGATGCTGGCACCGTGGCCGGGCACCGGTACCACCAGAACGACACAGTCAGGTTGCCGGACGGGGCCGGATCGCCGATCCTCGTTGCGGCGACCGCATTGTTGTCCTCGACGGACTCCCAATCCTGGTTTCCGCCCGAGATGGTTACGAAGAGGACGACGTCGCCCTCGGCGAGCCCGGACGGAGCGGACATCGTGACCGACGCGGCGGTGTTTCCGCCGCCGATGCCGGCCAGTGATCGGAACGCGACAGCCATCAGGCGGCCTCGGCGAGCTCCTGGATCTCCGCGAGCAGCCTCTCGAGCCGGGCGATCTCCGCGAGCAGCCTCGCCTCGTTCACGCCGGCCGCGTCGAGCTCCGCACGCAACTCGGCGATCTCCTGCTCATACCGCTCGACGCACGCCTGGTCACACACGCCCGGCTCGGGCTCGGGCTCGGGTTCCGGCGCCGGCAGGCCCGCCGCCCACGCAAGCAGCGTCTCGACGTTCGAGCACCGCGGATCCGAAGCCGCGACGACGAGGTTCCCGACGTTCACTGCCGACTGCGCCCCTGAGTCCGCCATGAACGGGTTGCGCCCGGACAGCGGCCGGCAGATCAGCGAGTCGCGCAATCCGGATCCGACTGACCGGCCGAGATTCACCGCGTTCGGATGATGCGGGCCAATCGCGCAGCGGACGCAGACGATGTCGGTCGGAGTGCTTGCGCCGCCGCCGCCACGCTGGATGAACACGTTGCCGCCGCCGCCGCCGTAGCAGTCCCACGCGACAGCGACGAACGTGATGTTGCGCCCACCCATCGCCTGCAAGCAGTCCTGATGAGTGCCGTTCGTCGATGCGCCCGACGCGGACACCTGCGACCCTACGCCGAGCGTGCCGATCGTCAGGTTCTGGGCGACCCCGGCGTTCTGGATCTTGACGCCGTCACCATTCCGAACCCCGGTGACGATCAACTGTTTGATCCTTCCGGTGCAGTCGGCGCCGATCCGCAGCCCATCCCCGGGCGGCGTCGTGATCGTGACGAGGTCGAGGTCGACAGTCCGGTTGCACGTCCAACCGGCGTTGTCACGAATGACGGTCCCTGTCAACGGGCCCGAGCCGGCAATCGCCCCAGGAACGAGAACGGCCGCTGTCGCGGCCGCCAGGATGAGGATGCTCAGTAGGCGTCTCATGTGAGCTGCAGGATCCCTTCGGCGTTCCAGGCGACGCTGACGTCGCCACCGTTCCCGGAGAACGGCATGACGCTCGGCGACGTCGTGTCGATATACGCGATCGGCTGGTCAGCCGCCGCCGTCCCGTCCACATGCCGGTAGAGCAGCAACGCCGCCGCCTGCCGGGTACCAGCACCCAATGCCGTCCACGTGATGTCGTCAGCGTCGAACTCGCCCCGGTCGTTCGTCGTGTCCGTGTTGACCGCCTCGTTATCCAACGCTTTCCGGGCGTAGTTCGCTCCGTCGTACTCATCCAACGTCGAGAACGCCGACAGGGTGCCCGCGTCCTCCTCCGTGTCCGCCGTCGTGTTCGTCATCACCAGGGCGACGCGGATGTCGTGCGCGTTGAGGTCGAGGTCGCCTGAGAGGAGGCGCGCCTTGGCCGGGGTGTACACGAAGTTCGCCATGCTCAGGCCCCTTTCGTCTGTGCCGAAACCTTCAGGTTGCGGACGGCGAGGATCGCCACCCGCGGGATCTGCATCGTGTCGTGGACGAGCCGACTGTCCTCGTCGCCCTCGTTGCTCCTGCCCATCGCGAGGAGCAGCGAGTGGTCGTTCTCGTCGATGACGTAGCCGACCGTGCGATGTGCCATCGCTTCGAGGGTCGCGCGGCGCCGCGCCTCATCGGCGCGCATCCAGCCGCCCTCGCTCATGGAGTCGAGCCACTCGACCTCGACGAGCCTCACTCGCGCTCCTCTCGCCCGTCGAGTGAGTGATGCACGACGAGCGGCCCGGAGGGGTACGTGCTGCCCGTCTCGGGATCGACGTACTCGAGTTCTGGGCCGCAGACGCACTCGAGCGACTCGGTGTCGTGCTCGACTAGGTCGGCGCTCGGGTAGACGTGGACGCTCATGCCGCCCACCCCTCGTCGAGAAGCCGTGGCCCGATCTCGACATCGTTCGCGACACGCACCGCCGCCGACGGGCGGCTCAGCTCGCCCGGCTCGCCGAAGATCGGGGCGACCGTGCAGCCGCACCGCTCGTGGATCGGCATCAGATCCTCCCGGTAGTACCGGCGAGTCGCCGCCGCCTCGCACAGCGGGCAGTTCTTGCCGGGGCCGAGCACCCGCTCGTAGCCGACGACCCGCGGCTCGTCGCGCATCCACTCCCGAGCCGCGTGCGTCTGCGCGAGTTGGAGATCCGTCCGGACGGTCCGGCCGAGCGCCGCCCGCGCGGACCCAAGCGCCGCCTGGAGCTCGGCGCCTTGCTCGAGCTGCCCGCCGAGCGCCCCGAACGGACGCCGGTACACCTCGTCGGCGTCCCGGCTGCGGAGATCGCGGTAGGCGAAGGCCGGCAGCCCCTTCACCGTCATCGGGATCCCGGCGGCGACAGCCTTCGCGGTCATGTACGCGTCCGCCAGGACGACGACACGGCCGACGCCGGCCTCGACGAGCGGGACGACCCGGCCGACCGTCTCGTCGGGGTCACGGTAGAGGCTCACGAACATCGC